GGCGGCAGGAGGCGCAGGCCTGACGGCTTACATGGCCACTGGGTATAGCACGTAGATGCGGTCGAACCCAGTGGCGCGAGAAATGGCGGCCGCATCGGAGAAGGGGACGATGCCGTGGACGACCGTAGGGGTCGCATCGGCACCAAAAGCAGTTTGGCGGGGGTGGGGGCCCGGCTCAACTCCCTCGATGGCTAACAAATGCACGACTTGTGCAGTTGTCAGCCGCGAGGAGACGAGCTGTAGGAGGGGGTACTTATTCAGCACCCCAAAGACACGGGCCCCCATCTGTTGGTGCGCGAGACCGGGGCGTCTCGGCATGTACGGAGCGATCCGTCGGAGAGCAAATTCCGGGTGGCTCACAGATCCCACGACATAACCTTTCCGATAGCTAGAGGTTAGCATGGGGGTGAGGGGATTCACCTGGGACAGCTCGAAGGCGGTCCGCTCGACATCCGAGACATGGTGCTCAAGGTAAGCACGGGTCGCGGCACGGGGGAGGGAGAGGAGATTGGGGATGGGGGGGGGCTCTTGAGAGGGGGGCACCTCGTACCGACGGAGAGGCAGGGAGTCGGTATAGGCCGGTGAACACCCCAGACCGGCCTCGCCAGAGAGCAACAGCTCAATAGCGCGGCGGATTGGGACCCCGTGTGTGCACCGGAGGGCAGGGCCGAGGAGGCGGGCGAAGATGGGGGTGCCGGCCCGGTTGATGAGGGACCGACACACAGAGATGGCATTGATGATGCCTTCGGAGGGGGAGAGAGGGGCGAGGGAAGTCCAGTTCCCGGCGGCGGCTGTGGCGATGGAGCGGGCCACATACCCGAGCGAACGGTCGGGGGCGATCGCGCACCGTAGGAACTCGGCCGAATGGGATCCGATCGACTGCTTGGTTGGGTTTAGGCGGCAGCCGATTTCGGAGGCGGAGCGGAGGATGGTGTCGACGTCACGGAAGGTGGGGACACGGGCATAGACGTCATCGCCCGTGTGGAGGGAGTACATGTTGTCGAAAAGGGATGGGCCGGCGGCGGCGCGGATATAGGCCGCGTTGAGGACGGAGTTGAAAAACGTAGTCCCGCGGTGGCCGGAGAGAAGAGTCCCGACAACATGTTGGGGGGTGCCGTCGAGATCGTATACATACTCGGAGTCGAGCGAAGCGATCAGGAGCGGCTTGAGCCACGCCGGGGCGTGGGTGAGGGAGAGGAGCTCGTCAGTGACCATCTGCATCACTTCCGTTGAGTGGTGCGAATTGAAGTCGTCATAGTCGAGCATGAGGTTGACGCCGGGGTGGGAGGTGGCGGCGGAAATGCGGCGGGTTATGCCATACATACCGCCTTCCCCGGGGTCAAGGAGGACCCGCTTGTTCTTCCACGCCTTCTGGACAGCATTGAGGGGCCACGACCAGGCAAAGTAGGACCGAGTGTCGCAGGCGAAGATTGCCCGAGTTTTACCGGTCTCAAGCTTGTCAGACCGCGAGACTGTGGTCCGGCCGTCCCACGAGGATATCGGCTCAGAGTCGACGGCCTCGGAGGCCATACGGCGATAGACCCGCGCGAAGCCCGGGAAGGTATCGGGGGCAACGTCGAGAGCGGCAGAAGCAGCGGAGGTGTGAGCCCCGTTGACGCACCAAGCCCAGCGTGAAGACCAGAACTCGTCGAGGGGCGGGAGTGTGAAGCCCTTTGGCAGCTCGCGGTTGAGAATGGAGCGGACATGGGGGCGTAGTTCCTCGGCGGAGAGACGGACGACGAGAGAGTCCACTACAGAACGGTCTGTGCGTTTAGCGAGCTCCTTTTTCCAGTCGACGGCCCCGACGAGACGCCCTTGGAGGACGTTTGCCTCGGTGAGGGACGCGCCAAGAGGGTCGGAGTTAAGCCCTAAGGCTTTGAGGGCGTTGGAGAGACCTTTGGCGTCGGCGGGGTTGTTGATCGCATAGGCGGCGTAGGGGGCGGCAGCAGAGGACAAATGTGGGCG